TACGCTGGCCACGACCGCTACACCTACGCAGCGGGATCCACCGTAGGCGGGCTGGTGCTCTACGACAACGACACCGTGGCCTACAGCTTCCACGGCACAGACCCAGCGGGCGGACAGCTGCTCAACGCCTTTGATATCGTCCGCATCCACAAGTTTGCGGACCTCGACGAAGAGATCGAGCCCTCTACCCCGATGAACCGCCGCCCCTCCTACCTGGCGATGCTGGATCTCTGCAGGCAAGACAAGGGCGCGCGCAGCGAGATGGCGCGGGTATCCTTTGCGGAGCCGATGGAAGAAAATGCAGACACATCTTGGTTGGCGGAGCTGGAGCTGAACAAGCGCGGCGAGGTGGTGGCCAACAACCGCAATTTTGAACTTATCCTAGAGAATGACGAAAACCTTAAAGGTAACTTGAAGTTCGACGAGTTCAAGGGCCATCCCTGGGCGGGCGCAGGCCTGCCGTGGCGTGACACCGAGGGCGACTGGACCGATCAGGACGACTCCGCACTGCGCGGGTACGTGGAGACCAACTACCGCACTTACCACGTCGGGAAGCTGATGGACGCGGAAACCAACGTGATGCACCGACACCGCTTCCACCCGGTACGAGACTACCTCGACAGCCTTACATGGGACGGGGAAGCGCGGCTGGATGCGCTGCTCATTGATTGGGTCGGCGCGGACGATAACCTCTACGTCCGCACGGTGACGCGGAAAGCGCTTGTAGGCGCTGTGGCGCGCATCTACCACCCCGGCATCAAGCATGATCATATGCTGGTGCTCATCGGCGATCAGGGCGCGGGCAAGAGCTCCATCCTAGCAAAGCTTGGCGGGAAGTGGTTCTCCGACAGCCTGCGCACCATCGACAACAAAGATGCGTTTGAGCTGCTCCAGGGCTCCTGGATCATCGAGTTCGCGGAGATGTCGGCGGTAAAGAAGTCGGAAGTGGAGAGCGTGAAGCAGTACATCTCCAAGCAAACGGATATCTACCGCGCGGCCTACGGGCGGCGAACCGAAGAGCACCCGCGGCAATGCGCGTTCTTTGGCACTACTAATGAAGATGAGTTCATCCGGGACCCCACCGGCGGGCGGCGCTTTTGGGCGGTAAAAATGGATGTACACCCGCGCAAATATACGCGCTTATGGGACGACTTCACCGAGGAGATCCGTGGCCAGGTGTGGGCAGAAGCCGTAGTGCGGTACAAGAACGGCGAGAAGCTTTTCCTGGAGGGCGACGTGGCGCGGATGGCGCTGGAGGAACAGGAGCTGCGCACCGTCGAGAGCATGAAAACCACGCCGATACGCGACTACCTGGATACCCTCCTGCCGGAGGACTGGAACGGGCGAACGCCTGAAGAGCGCCGGGCCTATATCGCCAATGACGATGAACTCTTAGGGCATCCGGAGGGCAAGTACAGACGCGAGCGTGTCTGCCTGGCGGAGATCTTCATCGAATGCTTTGGGCGTGAACTGCAAAACGTGACTGCGCAGGAGAGACGGGAGGTGATGGACGTGATGAGAAGGATGCATGGGTGGAAGGAGATCGGACACGTGATGCGGTTCGGACCGTATGGGACGCAGAAGGGATTCTACCGCACTAGGTAGAGTCGGTTTACATCGGTTTACACCAGTTCACATTGGTTGCAACCAGAAATCCCTTAATTCAGGGCTATATTCCTATTGTAACTGATGTAAACCAAATATCTAGATATAGACCTGAAGGTTGATTTAGGGGGGGCATTTTTTGTGATTGTCTAAATGGCGTTTTAGAACTTTATAGAAAACCCGGTTTATTTGGTTTACTGGTTTACATCTAGGAGGTGACCACATGCGCGAGAGCACAATCGAGGCCCTGCTCGTCCGGTCTGTACATCAGGCCGGCGGCAGGTGCTACAAGTGGGTATCCCCGGGGAACTCCGGGGTGCCCGATCGGATCGTATTCCTGCCGGGCGGTAAAGTGATCTTCGTTGAGCTCAAGACAGAGACGGGACGAACATCGGCCCTCCAGGACTGGCAGATTGGTACACTGCGCGGCCTGGGCCAGGCGGTGCGCGTGCTGCACGGCAGGCACGAGGTAGAGCTGTTCATCCAGAGGGAGGTGATGAGATGCAGTACACGCCCCACCACTACCAGGAGATCGCAACGGAAATGATAGTAAATCACCCGTATTGCGCCCTGCTGCTGGATATGGGCTTGGGCAAGACGGTTTCCACCCTCACGGCAATAGACCTGCTCTTAGACCGCATCGAGATTGCCCGCGTCCTGATCGTCGCCCCTAAGCGCGTGGCGGAGCATACCTGGCCAGACGAGATCCGCAAGTGGGACCACCTCCAGCACCTCCGGTGCTCTGTGGCGGTAGGTACGGCGGCAGAGCGCCGGGAAGCGCTGGCCCGGGACGCGGATATCTACGTTATTAACCGCGAGAACGTCCCCTGGCTGGTCGAGGAGATCGGGCGCAAGCCCTGGCCCTTCGACATGGTGGTGCTGGACGAGCTGTCCAGCTTCAAGAGCGCAAAGGCGCAGCGCTTTCGGGCACTGCGCCGGGTGCGCGGTGGCATGGATCGCGTGGTCGGCCTGACCGGGACGCCGGCGCCTAACGGCCTGCTGGACCTCTGGCCGCAGATGTACCTGATCGATCAGGGCGCCCGGCTCGGCCGAACGGTGACAGGATACCGGGAGAGGTACTTCACGCCAGACAAGCGCAACCGGATGCAGATCTGGACCTGGAAGCCCAAGTCCGGCGCGGAAGCAGAGATCTATGCGGCCATCTCAGACATCGCACTGAGCATGAAGGCAAAGGATCTGCTGGATCTCCCGGAGCGCACTGACATGGACGTGCCTGTAGCGCTGTCAGCGCCCGCCAGACAGGCCTACGACCGGTTGGAAATGGAATTGGTCCTCCAGCTCCCAGAAGGCACTGTACAGGCCTCACAGGCCGCCACGCTGCTGAACAAGCTGTTGCAGATGGCCGGGGGAAGCGCATACGGGGAGGATGGCGTGGTGGTGCCCGTGCACTCGGCAAAGCTGGATGCGTTGGAGGATCTGGTGGAGCAGGCCAATGGCCGCCCAGTGTTGGTATACTACGGGTACCGGCATGAGCGCGATCGGATCATGGAGCGTATCCCGCAGGCGGAGGACCTGGACCCAGACCGCTGGTGTGCGGGCGAGCAGTCTGTCGCACTGGCGCATCCCGCGTCCTGCGGGCACGGGCTTAACCTTCAGACGGGAGGGAGCATTATGGTGTGGTATACACTGCCATGGTCGCTAGAGCTCTATGAGCAGGCAAACGCCCGGCTGTACAGGCAAGGGCAGACAGAGCCGGTGCGAATCTACCGCCTGATTGCCTCGGGGACGGTGGATGAGCAGGTGAACGCGGCGCTGCAGCGCAAGAGCATTGGACAGGATGCGCTGCTGGAAGCGCTGAAAGCGAAAGTAAGGAGGAAAGATCATGATTGAACCCACGCTCGACTGGGAGCAGGTGGCCCGGGAGGCCAAGGAAATCGCCGACGCACACGGGTGGAACGATCCGCCGGAGGACGATGCCACGCACGCGGTGAACGTGTTGTGCGAGCTCTTCGAGGCGTGGCAGCTCTACCGCGCCGGGCATGAGCCGGACGAGCCGATTACCTGCGAGGGCGCAGGCTGCCAGATGCGCGAGGTGTGCAAGAAGCCGTGCGAGCAGTACAAGCCCTATGGCATTGCCGTGGAGCTGGCTGACGCGGTGCTAAGGGTGCTGAGCAGGACAGGAGAACTGAGAGGGCCGATGACGATGTTCCGCGCGATGACGGCCGCGGACAAGAGGGGCACACACTCCGGCATGGACGGGCTTGAAGATCTCATTTTGTGCAGTATGGATATGATCGATGTATGGCCGGAGTACGGGATGGAAGATACGGCTAAGGGCATCATCATGTGGTGTTGGGAGCACGGCGTCCCCATCGAGGATGCCATCCGGCAGAAGATGGAGTATAACAAAAAGCGGGCGTGGAGACATGGAGGAAAAAGAGTATGACGCAGGAAGAGCTGAACATGATCTTGGACAAGCATAGAAAATGGCTGAACGATGAAGAGGGGGGTGAGAGGGCCAACCTCCGCGAGGCCGACCTCCGCGGGGCCGACCTCGGCGGGGCCCACCTCGGCGAAGCCGACCTATACGGGGCCAACCTCGATTACTCCTGCTGGCCGCTGTGGTGCGGATCGCTGGATGTGAAAGTCGATGCACGAATCGCCAGGCAGTTGGCGTATCATTTCTGCCGACTGGATTGCGATGATCCGGAGTATCTGGAAGCACGGAAGGCAATCGCGAAGTTTGCAAACGGGTTTCATAGAGTGGATGAGTGCGGGAGGATTGAAACGTGACACCACAAGAGTATATCGATCGTGAGCGCCGTCGCGCGTGGACGAACCTCAAGCGCGCCAACGAGCGCGGGGACGAAAAAGCCGCCGAGCGCCTGGCGGAGAAACTAGAGGTTTTGAAGGAGATCGAGAACGGCCTTGAGACGATCGCATGGCACAGGGCGCAGGCTTGCCACCTGATGCGGGCAGCGGTAGAGGTGCTGGCAGCGGATGACTCAGGGGACACAGATATGGAGATCGCTGCCGTCGTAGACGGAGATGAGTACACTATGCAGGACATTGTGTTCGGCATGTGCGAGCTGGTGAGTGCGTGGGAGGGAGATGAAGAAGCATGACGCGGGAAGAAGCAAGAAAGCACATGATGTTGTGGGTTTACAGCCTAGATGATATGCCGCCCAAGCAGGTGATGGAGGCATTGACGATGGCCGCGGACGCCCTCCGCACCATCAGCCGGCCGAGCGAGTGGGTAAGCATGGAAACACCGCCAACAACGCAGGGATGGTATCATATCGCAGTTTTAGACCTGAAAACCGGAAAATATACGGTGGAGCAGGATTTATACGCCATCGAACTGGCAAAAACGCACGGTTTTGAACCAGGTTTTTGTAAAGCAAACCGGTGGAAGGAACGGGATCGAATCGACTATTGGTGCAGATTTCCCGCGCCGCCTGGCCGCCGCCCGCTGGAGGGAGAAGCATGAAAGTTCTGGTAGCCTGTGAAGAATCGCAGGAGGTCTGCAAGGCGTTCCGAGCGCTGGGGCATGAAGCGTACAGCTGCGACATAGAGCCGTGCAGCGGAGGGCATTTCGAGTGACATTTGCAGTGTGACGCGTTGCAGATTATTAAGATGCGCTGGGACCTGATTATCGCCCACCCACCGTGTACCGACCTGGCAGTGAGCGGCGCAAAGTGGTTCACTGAAAAACGTGCGAACGGGAGGCAACAAGCAGCGATAGATTTCTTTTTGCGGTTTGTCAATGCCGATTGCGAGCGCATAGCGGTTGAAAACCCTGTAGGCATAATGTCTACAAAATACCGCAAACCTGACCAGATTATTCAGCCGTGGATGTTCGGGCACCCGGAGAAAAAGGCAACGTGTCTATGGCTCAAAGGTCTGCCGCCTCTTGTGCCTACCAACGACGTGAGCGACTATATGAAAACGCTGCCTAAAAACCAACAGGAACGACTGCACTATTTGTCGCCCAGCCCTGACAGGGCAAAGCTCAGGAGCAAGACGTTCCCCGGCATAGCCCAGGCGATGGCAGAACAATGGGTAGGTATATGCCAGTGACGCAGCAAGAAGCAATTAACATTTTGGACCGGCGGACAACGATTCCTGGCGATGGGTTTACATGGGAACAGATCAACGAAGCCATTGATATGGCTATTTCCGCCCTCCGCCCCATCAGCCGGAAGCAGGTGGAGAAGGTGTGGAGGGGATGCAAGTATTGCGACGAGGAATGGGGAACTTGTGATCCAATTACCAACCGGTTCACAATGCCTCCAAGAGGCGGCATACGGTTTTGTCCGATGTGTGGCCGTCCCCTAACGGACGAGGCCGTGCAGATGGTGATGGAGAGATTGGAGGTGCTACGCGGTGAAACAGAAACCGATTGAGTTGATGCACTATTCATTCGGGGAATCGGAGGGCAACATTTGCGGTACATGCTGTAACTTGCGAATCGTGCAGTACAATGACAAGCGGTTGCACAAATGTGTGGCCTATGGGGGATTCCACAGTAGCAAAGCAGATTGGGCAATGCGCTGGCCTGCGTGCGGGCTGTATGGAAAACCGGTATCGCAGCAGATGGTTTCAGATACAGCAAAGCGCACATTCGCGAGAATAGGTATTTGTAAAGATGATGACCGCTCAACGGAAGGACAGATTGAAATGGAGGCGCTGAAAGATGGCTGATATCAACCAGGAAATAGAGCAGATTGTCGCAGAGATGCGGGAAGTCGGCAAACAGGCGGCACCGTGCAAAGGCGGTAACTACAACAACCTTTTGAGATACAACGAGCTGCGGGAGCGGATTTTGAGCAAATTTCTGGAGGTGTTTGACACCGGGGGCAGACTGGAAATGCCCACTCTCACCCCGCCGAACGAGCCGCTGACGCTGGAAGAATTGCGACAGATGGACGGGCAGCCAGTGTGGGTTGAAGATGTAAAGCATTGGGCCTTAATTGATATTGAAAAAGGTGGACAATGGGACAGCATGCCATTTGCGACATGGAATGAAAACGGAGTTAGATTTTGCTACAACATTATAAACCGAAATCTGCTTTGTTACCGCCGTCCGCCGGAGGAAGAGGAGGAAACGAAAGATGAGATTAATTGACGTGGATGCTTTTCGAGATTGGTGGCTTAATAACGGAGAGAATGAGCACATCTACGACACAAACGACGTCCTAGACTCTATTGATAACTGGCCCACCCTCACCCTGCCGAACGAGCCGCTGACGTGGAGCGAACTCGCCGAGATGAAAGGCCAGCCCGTGTACATCGTGGAGATGGGCGCGAGGCGCTATTGGGCGCTGGTTATGTTTGTAAGCAAAGACAGGGCGGACTTCGTGACTGTACACAACCCAGACGATTACGGGGATAAGGAACTGTATGGTGAATCTTGGGTGGCCTACCGCCGCTCAAAGGAGGGAGAGGGCAAGCCCACAGAGCCGCCCAACGTGTAAGGATTTCCGACAGGTTCAGGAGGTGAATTCATGGCAAGATTTGACGCGAGGCCATTAGAGGACTTTTCTATGTGGGCTATGCTGCAAAAAGGCGGGCAACAGGCAGATGTTTCGCGTTTGAAAAGATTTGTTGAGCAATGGATACAGATGGCAACGCAAAAAACGGCGGGGCAGAGAGGCCGGAAAGACACATCGTGGGACAACTTGGAGCGTATCAAAATGGGTATTTTGTGTGAAGCGGTAGCACTAGTTCTATCTGGGGAGCTGGACAAATTGGAGAAAAAGGAGGAAGGGTGAATGACGAAAGAGGATCGCGCGATTGCAGTTCGGCAGCTTTTGGCGTGGGGCAGTGCATTGGATGAATGCAAACGCAAGCAGCGCGAGATACAACGCCTGCTTGAGCAGGCCGAGAACGCAGAGTGGGTGTTGCGTGCACAGGTGCTCACGGCTATGCCGAAAGGGTCGGATGTTACGGATCCTACGGCCAAAGCGGCGGTGGTGCGAGACGAGGCGCTGCATCGTGTGGGACAGCTGATGGATGAGATTAACACGATCATGGCAGGCAAAGCGGATACGGATGCGCAAGTGGAGCAGCTAGAGCCGCATCTGAAGCGCTTGCTCTATCTCCGGTATGTACGAGGATGGGGGCTGAGTTACCGCATTCCGCAGGTGATGCACGCAGACCGGCGCACTGTGTATCGTTGGCATGAACAGGTTCTTGAAAAGATGTCCCAAAATGTCCCATAACTTGTGCTACACTTGTATTGTGGATCAGGGGGCAGAAGATCCGCAGCCGGCATTTCGCATGTTAGCACCTCCTTTATCACTCTCTTTCTGGGGCGAAGGCAGCTACGAGTTGTAGCTGCCTTCGCTTTTGTATGGATATGATAGACGCAAAGAAACTTATAGACGAGGGTAAAGAACATAGCTTTTACCAGTCTATGGACTGGCTGCGTGTGCGGGCAAAGGTTCTGAGGCTGGATCGATACGAGTGCCAGGCATGCAAAGCAAAGGGAAGATACTCGCCGGCTACACATGTGCACCATGTCAAGCACCTCAAGGATAGGCCGGACCTTGCGTTGTCCATCTATGATGAGGACACAGGAGAGCGTCAGCTCGTGAGCCTATGCTTTGAGTGCCATCGTGCGGAGCACCCAGAGATGCAGCACGCGCACCCAAGCAAGCCGCGGTTCTCTACGCGCGAGAGATGGGACTGATATTTCGTGTTTTGAAGAGCCCCCCCCATCGAAAAAACGGGGTTTTTAGAGGGGGTTCGGACTCGCGGGAGTCCGCGACAAAACCGCGATTTCCGTGCGCGCGTGCAAAAAGGAGGGTATTTTATGACGAAAACGGAAACTAAAACGAGGATTCGTGTTGACCTGCTCGACCAAATGCAGCGCCGGGGATTGTACGGTAAACAGTACGAGGATCTCGTCGAGGACTACATCGCGTTGTGGGATGTGAAGGAAAAGCTCATCACGGACATCAAGAAGCGCGGCGCCGTGGTGGACTATGTATCCAACAACGGCACGACCAACAAGCGCAAGAACGACTCCGTCGGCGATCTGCTCAAGGTGAACGGCCAGATGCTCAAGATCCTGGACGCCCTTGGCCTCGACCCGGAGGCGGATGAGGCGGCCGTCATCGATGACGAGATGTGAGCATGTAGACAGCTACATCGCCGCCATCCGTGACAGGAAGGTCCGCGCCTCGCTTGAAATGCTGCAAGCCTGTGATCTCGTGGAGCAGAAACTGTTGGATCCAGATGTCTACATCGACACCGCCCAGACGGACAAGGCTATCGAGCTCATCCAGCGGTATTTCGGCATAAAGCTCTTCCCCTGGGAGCGGTTCGTGCTTGCGCTCGTCCATGCGTTCCATCGCTCCACCGGCATGATCGTTTGGAGTGAGTTCTTAATCATGATGGGCCGCGGGAACGGCAAGAACGGCTTCATTTCTGGGCTTGCCTGGTATCTCACGACCCGGTATCACGGGATCAAGGGCTACAATGTGGACCTGATCGCCAACGCCGAAGACCAAGCGAAGACGTCCTTCGATGATGTTTATCAGATGCTCGAGGATACCGCGGCAAAGAGCAAGCGCTTCTTCTACTGGACAAAAGAGCAAATCATCAACACGGACACGCGCAGCTACATCAAGTACAACACTAGCAACGCCCGGACGAAAGACGGCAAGCGCTCCGCTTGCCTGATCTTCGACGAGATCCACGAGTATGAGAACAGCGACACAATCAAGGTCTTTCGCTCCGGCTTCGGAAAGCGCCCGAACAGCCGGGTTTTTTATATCACGACAAACGGCTACGTCCGCGACGGCGTGCTCGACGAGCGCCTGCGCATCGCGCACGACGTTTTGAACGGGGAGATCAAGGACTCGCGGCTCCTGCCGCTGATCTACAAGATCGACGACCTCGCGGAGGCGGACGACCCGGACATGTGGGAGAAAGCAAACCCTTCACTGCCGTACCTGCCGAACCTGCGCGCGGAGATGGAGGCCAACGCCACAGAACGCGCATACGATCAGGCCGTTATGCTGGACTTCTACACGAAGCGCATGAACTGGCCGCTCGCGGATCCCGAGATCGCGGTGACGGACTATGACAACATCAAGGCCACGAACCGCCCCTTGCCGGATCTTCGCGGCTGGCCCTGTACGGTCGGGATCGACTATGCGGAGCTGTCGGACTGGGCGGCCGTCAATGTGCACTTTCGCCGCGGCTCCGAGCGGTATGACATCAACCACGCCTGGCTCTGCCGGCAGTCAAAGACGCTCTTCCGCGTGAAGGCGCCATGGGAAGACTGGGCCCGGCAGGGCCTGCTGACAGTTGTGGACGACGTCAGCATCCATCCGGACCTGCTCGCGGAGTATATCCGCGACGCGATGCGAAAGTATAACGTCCGCATGCTGGCCATGGACCACCATCGCTGGACGCTCGTTTCGGAGTCCCTGCGCAAGATCGGATGGGACGCGACGGACAAGACCCGCGTCAAGCTCGTCCGGCCCTCGGATATCATGCAGGTGGATCCCGTGATCCAGGAGTGCTTCGCTCGTGGGCGCTTCGCCTGGGGGGACAACCCCTGCTTGCGCTGGGCAGTCAATAACACCAAACGTGTGCGGGCATCGCGCTCGCTCGGCGTGGAGACGGGAAACTACATCTACGCCAAGATCGAGGCGAAAAGCCGCAAGACGGATCCGTTCATGGCGCTCGTGGCGTCCATGGTGATCGAGCCGGTGCTCGGCAATGGGCAGCGCGCGGCGATACCGCCGATCGGTGCGATCGTGCTGTAAGGAGGTGAGAAAAAATCGCTATCAACTTTTTCAAGTGGCTGACGGGCAGCCGTCGAGCTGTGACAATCCCGATCGAAGAGAAGTGCAAGGAGCTTTATGACGCGGCAGCGGAATATTCCTTGCTCAACCTCTGCTATGGCATCTGCGTGGACATGATCGCAAACGCTCTCGGGCGCTGCGAGTTTCGCACCTACATGGACAACGAGGAGACGCAGGGCCCGGAGTACTACCTCTGGAACGTAGAACCGAACGTAAACCAAAACTCGACCATGTTCTTGCACAAGCTCGTGCACCAGCTCTACTGGAAAAACGAGGCGCTCGTGGTCACGATCCGCCGGCGGGATACGCAGGGGGATGCGCTCATCGTGGCGGATTCCTGGGATCCGCCGGAGGAAGTCCTAGCGCGGCGCACCGAGTACAAGAACGTCACGGTTGGCGAGTTCACGTTTTCCAAGACTTTCTCGGAGTCGGATGTGCTGCACCTCAAGCTAAACCACGTGAACATCAAGCCCTACCTGACAGCGGTGTCCCAGGCGCATGAGCGCATGGTGACGACCGCGCAGACGCTTTATACATGGGATCGCGGGCAGCACTGGAAAGTGCACGTCGCGGGCATCGCCAACGGCGACGACGACTTCATGAAGAACTTCTCCGACTATGTCGACAAGCAGGTGAAGCCGTTCTTCAACAATCAGGCAGCGGTTTTGCCGGAGTTTGATGGCTGGACTTTCGAGCCCGTGCAGAGCTCCGGCAATACGTCCTCGGATACGCGCGACATCCGCGCGATGATCGAGGACGTTTTCGATTTTACCGCACGCACGCTGATGATCCCGGCGGTGCTGGTTAACGGCACGGTCGAAGGCACGGCAGATGCAAATGCGCGCTTCCTGTCCTACTGCATTGACCCGCTCTGCGACCAGCTGCAGGAGGAGATCGTGCGCAAGCGCTACGGTTATGACGAGTGGCGGCGGGGCAACACCCTGCGCGTGGACTCGTCCAGCATCCTGCACTTCGATTTGTTTGCCAACGCGGCCAACATCGAAAAGATCATCGGCAGCGGCACCTTTACCATCAACGACGTGCGCAGGGCGGCAAACCAGGCCCCGATCGACGCCCCCTGGGCGAACGAATCGCACATGACCCTCAACATCGCGCGTGCTGATCAGGCTACGCGCACACTTTCTACGGAAGGAGACAGCAATGATGCATAAGCGTATGTGGGAACTCAAGCAGTCCGCATCGCTCGGCGCGCTCGACCTCTACATCTACGGCGACGTCGAGAGCGACGACCCGGGCGGATGGTTCTCTGATCCCAAAGAGAGCGAGACCAGTGCCAACGCCCTGCGCGATGCGCTGGCTCAGCAGCCGAATGCACAGCAGATCAACCTCTATATCAACTCCTACGGCGGCTCCGTATTTGAGGGCACTGCCATCTATAACCAGCTGCGCCGGCACCCGGCGCACAAAACGGCGTACATCGACGGCTTTGCCTGCTCGATCGCATCTGTGATCGCCATGGCGGCAGACGAGATCGTAATGCCCCGCAACGCGATGATGATGATCCACAACATGTGGATGGGCGCGGTGGGCAATGCCGATGAGCTGCGCAAGGCTGCGGAGGATCTGGACAAGATCAACGCCGCCGGCCGCGAGGCGTACCTCGCAAAAGCGGGGGACAAGCTCTCGTCCGAGCAGCTGGTGGAGATGCAGAACCGCGAGACCTGGCTCACCGCCGAGGAGTGCATGCAGTATGGCCTTGCGGACCGGTACGCCGACAAGGATGCGGACATGAGTCAGGCGGCGGAAATCCTCAAGACCGCAAACGGCCAGCTTGCCCAGCAGCTCGCAGCCCGCGTCTCGCTCTCCGCGCAGATGCGTGCGCTGCAGGAGCCGCAGCCGGCGCCGCATCCGCCCGACTCCAAGGAAAAGACCATCAACCCGATTCTAAAACTCTTTGAAAGGAGCATGTAACCAATGCGTTCTAACGACATCCAGACCCGGCGCGACGAGCTTCGCGCCAAGATGCAGCAGGCCATCAAGGCCGGCGACGTGGACGGTTTCTTTGCCAGCTTCGACGATATGCAGTATGAGATCGAGCGCGACATCAAGGAGCAGTACCAGGAGGCCCTGGAGGGCGCGCGCAGTGAGACGGACTCCCGTGTGCTGGCCGCCCGCGGCGTCCGTCAGCTGACGAGCAAGGAGCTCGACTACTACAACAAGCTGTCCCAGGCTCTTAAGAGCCGCAACCCGCGCCAGGCGCTGACGGATCTGGACGTGGTCATGCCGGAAACGGTCATCGACTCCGTCTTTGAGAACCTGCAGACGGAACATCCGCTGCTCTCCAAGATCAACTTCATCTCCACCAACGCCGCGATTCGTTTCCTGTACAACACCAACGGCTATCAGGAAGCGCAGTGGGGCCAGCTCTGCGACGAGATCGTCAAGGAGCTCGTGTCCGGCTTTAAGGAGATCGACACCGGCCTGTTCAAGCTGTCGGCTTTCATGCCGGTCTGCAAGGCGATGCTCGACCTTGGTCCGCAGTGGCTCGACAACTACGTCCGGCAGGTGCTCTATGAAGCGTTCTCGAACGGCATGGAGGCGGCGATCGTCAATGGCGACGGCAACAACAAGCCCATCGGCATGACCAGACAGGTCGGCGATGGCGTATCCGTGTCGGGCGGCGTGTACCCGCTCAAGGAGGCTATCAAGGTCTCCGATTTGAGCCCCGCCACCCTGGGCAACCTGATTTCCCTGATGGCGGTGGATCCCAACGGCAAGTTCCGCAGGGTAACCGATCTGATCCTGGTCGTCTCCCCGCAGGACTATTTCCAGCGCATCATGCCGGCTACGACCATCATGGCGCCGGACGGCACGTTCCGCAACGATGTCCTGCCCTACCCGGTGACGATCATCCAGTCTGCGGCGCTGGACAACGGCGAGGCGGTCCTCGGCATGGGATACCGCTACTTTGCAGCGGTCGGCTCCTCGCCCTCCGGTAACATCGAGTACAGCGATCACTATCGCTTCCTCGAGGACGAGCGCGTCTACCTGATCAAGGGCTACGCGAACGGCCTGCCCCTGGACAACAACTCCTTCCTGCGCCTGGACATCTCCGGCCTGCAGCCTGCGGTACTCAAGGTGCAGACGGTCGAGGCTCCCGCGGCGAGCAACGACGCGACGCTGACGGGCCTGACGATCGGCAACCTCACGCTTAACCCTGTGTTCGCAAGCGGCACTACGACCTACACCGCTTCGACTACCAACGCGACCAACATCGTGCGCGCGGTCCCGACCCATGCAGGCGCAACCGTCGCGATCATCAACAAGGACACCGACGGCAGCGATCAGGCGGAGGTGGCCAACGGCACGGCGGCGACCTGGTACACCGGTTCCAACACCCTGACCATCACGGTCACTGCTGCGGACGGTGAGACCACGAAGGCCTACACCGTGACCGTCACCAAGAGCTGATGACCCGCCGCGAGGTGCCGGAGCGGCTGCTCGCTGACATTAAAAACTACCTGAACATCACCTGGGACGACGAGGCCACGGACGACAAGCTCCGTGGCCTTATCGCGTCCGGGGCGATGTATCTGGATAGCAAGTATGGCGAGACGGCGGACTACACGGCAGACGGATCTCCACGCACGCTGCTGATGGAGTATGTGCGCTATGCCAACGACAACGCACTGAGCGACTTTGAAAAGAACTACATGAGTTTGATCTTGATGATGCAGCTCGAAAGGCAGGTGGCAGCCCATGCCGGAGAAGCAGAAGGCACAGGCGTATAACGACGGCTGGCTGGCGGTGTACCGCGTGAAAGAGCCCACAGCCTATGGCCGCGTGACCGCGGACGATCTGGAGCTCGTAGAGCCGTACCGGCGGTACGCGGACAGAAAGCTCGGCATGACGCGGTTTTTCACAGGCTACGCTGCGGGGCAGAACATCGAGAAGGTCGTGCGTGTGCCGCTGCGGCGCGGCCATGAGATGCACGTGAACGATGTGGTGCTGCTGCTGGGCGCATCGGCGAAAGCCGGTGTGTACTACACGATTCGGCTCTCTCAGCCCGACACGCAGAACGGTTGGGAAGATCTGACGCTGGAGGTGCTGCAGGTTGACCAGGGATAACCTTTGGGCTCTGCTGCAAAGCGCGGTCCCCGGCATCCGGCGCGTAGCGCGCGCGGACGTGTTTGAACCGGCGGTAATTTACAGCGAGACGTTATCGCCGCAGGGGAGCCATCGGGTGTACCAGTACAGCCTGAACATTGCGGTTCCTCTTGAGCGCATGCCGGAGGAGCTGCAGGATGATGCGCGCGTGATCGCGCTGCGCAAGATGTGCGGCGAAAACGGCATCGCCTGGCAGCATACGCTCTCGGCGAATGACGAGCTGGGCTGCCCGGTATATGACTGCATGATCACGGTCGAAAACCTCAAGGAGGACTGAGTATGCCGCGACTATCTTCGGAAGGCATAGACGCTCTGGCGCGTGAGCTCGAGCAGGAGCCGCTGCGCGCGGCGCTGCTGACGCCGAAGATGCTGTTCGCTGGCGCCGAGGTTGTCCGACAGGGCTGGAAAAAGGCTGCGGAAGAAAACAAGTTCCGTCGCACGGGCGGACTTATCGCGGCGATCAACTACGCCCGGAGCGTGAAAAAGTTGGCCGATGCAAAATATGTCGAGATTTATCCGCAGGGCAAGAACTCGAAGGGCACAAAGTACGCAGCTATCGCGTACATCTTGCACTTCGGCACAATGGGCAGCCAGGCGCTCAGCAACAGCGCGTCCGCGCGCGCGGCACGTCTGGCGCGCAAGCGGCTGCGGGAAAAGAAATACCCCGGCCGGCCGGGCATCCCTGCGACGCTGTGGGTAAATCGCGCGGAGGAGCTGTCCGCGGAGGCGGCGGTTGAAGAGATGCGGCGCATCTGGTCGGACGGTTAGAGAAAGGAGAAAGACAAAACGGTGAATGGAAATAGAGCCTACTGGGACGTAAAGCGATTCTGTGTTGCGTCTGCAGAGCTGGCAGCGAACGGCGAGTCTATCACTTACACGAACGGCGCAATGGCCTGGGACCTGATCGGTGTGAGTATCACGCCCAACGTGATCTCCGCGCCGCACACGTCGGAGACTGGCGGCCGCAAGGTGCGCTATAAGTCCCTTGGCGCGGACATCTCGGTGGATCACGAGCCCGAGACGCTGGAAAAGCGCGCGCTGCTCTTCGGGCATACGATGGACAGCGGCAGCACGAAGGAACTGGCCTACGGCATCCAGGACGCCCCGAAGCATGTCGGCGTGACGTTTTACCGTACGCTTAACGACGATACCTACGAAGGCGTGTTCCTGCCATGGGCGATCTTCTCAGAGGGTACCGCAGAGGCGCAGGCAGCGTTGGAGGGCATCACCTACTCGACGCCCACAACCACCGGCAGCGCGGAGGCGGACCCGACGGGCAACTACCAGTACATCAAGAGCTTCACAACGGAGGAGGAGGCAATCTCTTGGTGTAACACCAAGCTGAGCATCTCGGAAGACTAAGGACGAGGAGGGGCGGCCATGGCATCCCGCAACGCAACGCGCGACATTCGGACAAGACTGATCATTGAGGGCGAGGACGAGTACAAGGCCGCCCTGAAATCGAACGCCGATGAGGCGAAAGAGCTGCAGTCGGAAATGGACCTGCTGACGGCGAAGTTTGAGGACAACGCCGACAGCGAGGACTACCTCGCGCAGCGAACGGAGCTCCTCGCCCGGCAGCAGGAGAACGCGGCGGAAAGAACGCGGATCTATGCAGAGTACACCAAGAGCGCGAAGGACGCGCAGGAGCGGCTTTCCGCGGAGATCGACAAGGCGCGCACCACGATGAGCTCTCTCCAGACGAAGATCGAGCAGGCGACCAGCGAGTATGGCGAAAACAGCGAGCAGGTGCAAAAGCTGACGACCCAGTATCAGCAGTACGAGCGCGCCGTCGAGCAGATGGAGAAGCAGCAGCAGAAAGCGACCAGCACCGTCACGAGGCTGCAGACGAGCACGAACAAGGCGGAGACGAGTCAGGTAAAGTTTGCAAACGCATTAAAAAATACGGACGATGCGACAGAAAACGCATCTGATGGGGTAGGATCTCTTTCGGATGTATTGAGTGGATTGGGCGAAAAGCTCGGCGTAGACATCCCACAAGAAGCGTTGACCTTTATCGACTCGTTCAGCGCAATGGATGCAGGAGTAGCAGGGGCAGCTGGAGGCATTCTTGCAGCAGTTGGGCTTATCGTAAAAGGCATGCAAGCACTGGTTGAGGTGTCCAAGGAAGGCGCAGCCGCGGCCAACGAGATCCTGCAGATCAGCCAGAATTACGGCATCGCCGCCGAGACTGTGCAGCAATTCCAGTACGCGGCCTCTTTGCTCGGGTTGGAACTTGACGAATTGTTGGACGCCTACACGTCCCTCGTCTCCGTGCAGGGCGAGGCGGCGTCCGGAAGTGAGGATGCGGCGGCGCTGTTTCAGGACCTGGGTGTCTCCGTCTACGACACCAACGGCAAGCTCAAGGACACGAACACACTGCTGTTTGAGACATTCGAAGCCCTTGGGCAGGTGGACGATGCCACACAGCGAAACGTCCTCGCGCAGCAGCTCTTTGGCGAAGAGGCGATCCGGCTCAACGGCATTATCGCCGACGGCGGGGCGCAGTTTCGCGCGTTCATGGAGGAGGCGAAAAACGCGGGATATGTACTGTCGGAAGATGCCGTGCGCTCGCTGGATGCGTATGACGACGCCATGAAGCGCTCCGAATTGCAGACCGAGGGTTTCCGAAAGCAAGTGGCCGCCGCCACGGCGGAGGCGGCGACAGGTATGGAAAATGCGCAACGCGCTACACAGGGATTTGCGCAGTCCCTGGTCGCGCTTCCCGGGCAAGCAAATGAGACTGTCAGCGCGATGCAAGGCGTGAAGGATTTCTTCTCCTCGTTTTTCGGCAATATAGGAAGCGCGTTCAGCGATCTTTTTAGTGGAAATTACATTCCGGGACACGCGGCTGGCACTCCATATTTTCGTGGCGGGCAAACGATCGTAGGTGAGTATGGCCCTGAGCTGGTTACGTTGCCTAAGGGAAGCTCGATTCAAAACGCAACGGACACAGCTGCGGCGCTCGGCGGGAATACAGTTTATGTCACTGTTAATGCGAATGTCCCAGATCTTGCCACGCTGCAAAAGATCATTGATTTTTACGAAAATTATCAATTGACTCGTCGGAAAGGATGACACCATCCTTGCACTGTGTTACAATAAGGGCACGGAAAAATGGGAGGTGTCCATATTATGTGGATCTGCAGAAAATGCGGCCAAGAGAATCCGGACGATGTCAAAGTGTGTGCAAAGTGCAGTGAAAAAAATGTACAGCCGCCCAAAGGCGCACAGCCGAAAAGCAAGGTAGCAAAGGCATCGGCCGATGAGGCACCCTTTGTTGCACGCGCGTTAGACGCAGCTGCATGGGTGATTCTTGTGTTCGGTATGCTGGGGCTTTTTATCGGACTATTTGTTGCCATGCCATGGAAGGGGGCGGTGCTCCTTACAATTGCCATTACAGCAGGCTTCTGGGCGCTGTTGGCAAAGGGGGTCGCACAGGTGGCAAAGGACGCGCACGCGGTTCGCGTCAAAATGGAAAAGTAAAGCAAACTCATTGAGGAGAAAGCGCCGAATGGCGCCTTCTCCTTTTCTATGCCATTTGGGGAGGGGTGAATATGCCGGCTTTTACGGATGAATTCACGTTCTTTTGGAACTACGCTGCAACTGCTTTTGAGCGTGATCCATATACCTGGTCCGGGCTGTACGATGCAAAAGATCCGAATCTGGATGAATCAAATACAGCGATTGTTATCGGCGGCATGTATATGGCCGCTTTTGCGCAATTTGGTCCTACAGACTCAGATCCCGCGGATTATGCGCAAGGCCTTCGTCCTATTTCGGCACGCATCGTCATGTACCGCCGGTGTGACTACAACCAGTCGCCGGGATATGCTGGGAGCGTGTATCCGCTCGTAGAGCCTGTAGATCCCTCCATCGCATGGTGGGCGAACCTGTCCGGCAAGCTTGCCTCGTACTCTGTCGGGCAAACAGCCGCGCCGAGTAGCAGCTCGTGGTCCGAGTATCAGTACACAAACTTAACGCTTCAAGACGATGCGGGCGCAAAGATGCTGGAAAATGGCATTGTTATTCGCGCGAGCATCGGCAGCACTGTATATGTAAATAAACGGACTTACTATCGACTCCTTGATATGAAGCTGATCATGGAGATGGAGTCCGTCCCGATCACCGTAACCGACCTGGCGCCCGGCAATGGCGGGTATATCAGTCCCACCACTGGCGGGCGTTTAACGTGGAAAATTTCGTATGATCCGACAAACGTCTACGGCGAGGTAAAGCAGGACTCTGCAAAAGTGCAGATTCGATATAGTGCAGAAGGCCCTGCTACAGAGTATAACGTCTCCGGCAACGACACGTCTTTCCAGGTGACGCCTGAAATCGCAACGGGGAATTTTCAGTGGCGCGTGCAGGCGTCGACGAAGTGGCACGAGGAAAGTCCATGGTCGGACTGGGTGCAGATTTCCACGGTGGATAGCACATCCACGCCGGAGGCGCTTGCCCCGGTGAACCAGATCGTGGAGGGCGCGACGAGTGTCACGTTCATGTGGCGGCACGTCATCTCCACCGGCACGGCGCAGACGGGATGGGAGATCGAGTACAGCTCCGATCAAAGCATCTGGGTGGACCTCGCGTCCGGGGAAGACGCAGCACAGTCTGCCGTGATCGACATCTCGCCGCTGCCGGCGGGCAACGTGTACTGGCGCGTGCGCACAAAGAACGCGGACGGCGTTTTCGGTGACTGGTCGGAAAATGCGCTCCTCGTCATCCGTGACGCACCGCCCACGCCCGTGGTGTCCGTCACGGGCAACACACGGCCGCTCATCTCCTGGACATCCTCCGGCCAGCAGGGATACGAAGTCCGCGTGGATGATGTCTCCTCCGGCGTGCGCTATGGCGCGCAGACGACGTATCAGTGGGAGGAGATCCTCGCGGACGGCGCGCACAGCGTAGGCGTGCGCGTAGTGAACCAGTTCGGGTTGTATTCGCCCTGGGGCACGGTATCGCATACTGTGCTGAACGTGCCGCTCGATCCTGGCCCGTCTCTGCAGGCCGTGGCGGAGCGCAACGGCCTGGACGTTGACTTGCTCTGGTCTGGCCTCGTGGAGACTTTCGCGGAGATCTGGCGCGACGGTGAGCGCATCGACACGACTACCGCGCCCGGGCAGTATGTGGATCATACCGCAACGGGGCGGCACGTGTATAAGATCCGCATCATCGACGCGGCCGGCAACTACTCGGACAGCCCCACCGCTGTGGTGGACCTGCCCATCCGGGACGCCGCCATCGCTGTGGAAGGCGAATGGCGGTGGGTGCGCCTGGCGGACGGCTCCGTCACCGCATCATATGCGCCGCTCTATGCGCTCAACCACTACAGCGGCCGCGTTTACCCGGTGCCGGAGGTGTCCATCCAGCGCACGGCGACCTACAGCGTGACCTATGAGCTGGAGCGCGCAGCGGACATCGCCGCCATCCGTGCGATGGTCGGGCAAATTGTCGTGCATAAGCAGAAAAATCAGCTCCTGCGCGGGTTCCTGGAGGCTGTCCAGGAGACGCGGACCTGGTGGGGCTCGGAGATGTCCCTGCAGATCGCGGAGGTGAGCGCGTGAGGCGGGTAGACTATCGCTTTCAGGTGCTGCGCAACGGCGTGCCATACGCGGAGCTTGCCGCCATCGGCACGCCGATGATCAAGATGCAGAGCACAGCGGCTATCGCGCGCTCCCTCTCCGGAGAGTTTGCAAAGCCTCGGGACTGGGAGCCGAACTTCCTGCGCGACGAGATCCGTCCGCAGATGCAGCTCGACGGGCAGTGGTTCTCTCTGGGCGTGTTCATCGCCTCCTCCGTGTCGGAGACTTGGAGCAACGGCGCCGGGCACCTGCGCATCGAGGCGATGGACCGCACGCTGCTGGTGAAGCAGGTTTCCACGGAGGGCCTGCTGCACCTCTCCGCGGGCACGCCGTACACCACGGCCGTGACGCAGCTCCTCGCAGCAGCGGGCATCACGTCCGTGCTCACGGACGCCAGCGCCGACGCGCTGAAGGCCGCCGCCACCACCTTCGATGAGCTCACCAGCGCCGACGCGCTGACCACGGACCGCGAGGACTGGGACGAGGGCACCTCCTATCTCAACATCGCCAACGCGTTGCTGGACGAGATGGCCTATGATCCCCTGTGGTTCGACGGCGACGGCGTGGCGCGGCTCACGCGCTATTCTGAGCCTACGGCAAGCAACGTCGAGCACATCTACCAGAGCGGCGCGAACGCGTACATTGCTAGCACGTGCACGCTCACGCAGGATATCTACAACCCGACGAACGTTTTCAAAGCCGTAGTGAGTAACCCGGACCTGCCGGAGCCGCTGACGGCAACGGCTGTCAACGACAGCGTGTCCTCGCCGATTTCCACCGTGAACCTCGGGCGAAGAATCCTCGCGCCGATCGCGCGGATGGATAATATTGCCTCGCAAAACGCGCTGCAGATGTATGTCGAGCGCCTGCGCTTCGAGTCTCAGCTCGCGGACGAGACGGTGACTTTTACCACAGCGAACACGCCGGATCACGGGTATAAGGACATTCTCGCCCTGGAGCATGAGCGGCTTTCGGGCATCTATCAGGAAACAGAGTGGACGATGCAGCTTTCGTACAACGGCCAGATGACGCACAAGGCAAAGCGGATCATCTATATGTGAGGAGGGGAACAGAATGGACATGGAGACGTATCAGGACCTGGCGGCCGACGAGCCCAACGAGGTCCCCGAGGCGTCGTTTGCGACCATATCTGAGATCTTTGAGGACGGTGTGACGCTGCTCTTTGACGGGCTGGATGCGCCCACGACAAAGCGGTACAAGGTAAACGCTTTTGTGGTGTTCCAGCCGGGCGACCGTGTGCGAGTCATCAAGGACTCCGGCACGTACGTGGTGGAGTATCCGGTGGGCAACCCGCGCACGGAGTTTAAGGCGGATAACGCTACAAACGCGGATCATGCGACGACAGCGGACGATGCGACAAACGCAGATCACGCGACGACGGCGGATTCTGCTTCTCAGGTGACGGGGGCGATCAGCTATGCGTCGCGCGCGGGCAGCGCATCAAATCTATATGCTAATGGATATACCAATCGGCAAAGGATTTGGCTTGATTACACTGGTGGCGCTTACTACATTGCCGCCGAAGGCGCGGCGAAAGTGAGAATCGGATAAAGGAGGGAGCCTATGCGAACGATCAACATTGTATGTTTAGCCGATGGCGTGAGCGTATCGACGGACATCCTCGGCCGGGCGGGAGAGCAGAACGCGGTTCAGCTCTCCATTGACGCCTCGGCTGTGGCTGCGGCACTGGCGGATACGCCAGAGATAGAGGCGGAAGAGCCCGCTGGGCTTATGGCAGCGCTGTATTTCCGCCTGCGCACGGGCGTGGCGCTCCCCATGGACGCTGTACAGCTCCCGGAAAGCGCTGCACTGACTGTGACGGTGCCCGCCTGGGCGATGCAGCTGGAGGGCGCGGTGCGCGTGCAGCTTGTACTCACGCGGGGCACGGGCGATGCGGCGACGGTGCTCAAGTCCTATGTCTGGGAGATGGTCGTGCAGCCCTCCGTGCTGCCGAACACGGATACTCCGCCCGATCCTGTGCAGACGTGGCTCGACGAGGTAAGCGAGGCCATCGACAACATCCTCGTTTTTGGTGATGCGATCGACAACATCGCCATCACCGCTGACACGCTTCCGCCTGGCTCTCAGGCGACGGCCTCCGGGTCCATCTCTGAAACGGAAGGGCTAAAGATCGAGCTGGGCATCCCGCAGGGCATCCAAGGCCCTACCGGTAACACCGGCGCGCAGGGCCCTTCCGGCACGATCCAGGTTGGCTCGGTGGCCACGCTGGACCCCGGCGCGCAGGCTACGGTGTCCAACTCCGGCACGGAGGAAAACGCGGTGCTCAACTTCGGCATCCCCCGCGGCGAGATCGGCGCGACGGGATCCACCGGCCCCCAGGGCGAGCCCGGCCTCGCGGCTA